GTAAAGAAGGATTTAAAAATTTTACTAATTATTTTAATCAAGTAAATGATCCAAGCTACGTTGCACCATCACCACAATTATTAGCTTCATCACAAGAAAACTTAAAAAACGCATTACCTGGTTTATTTGCATCCGGTGGTAGAGCCGGTTATGTTCTTGGTGGAAAAGTAGCTGCAGGAATTCTATCTCTTTTAAAAAATCCTAAAAAACTTAGAGAAGCTTACGATAATATTTTCCCTTCGGGCGATTATAAATACGATGCCGAGATGGTTGCAGAATCATTAGTTGAAAATAATCCCAAAGTTTTTAAAAACAGACTTTATAGCGATTTAACCGACGATGAACGATTCGAAGTATATGGAGCTGCATTAAATGAAGCTTCTACAAATTTTGCTAAACAACTTAAAATAAAAAGAGCTATGGATAAAGCTTCTAAACCAACCAAGACTTTAGAAGGTATTAAAAAAACAGGAACTATAAATATTTCTGATCCAGACGTTGCTGAGGAATTTGCAAGATTTATGAAAGAGACAGACCCTGAAGGAAGTAAAGTAATAGAACAAACTGTAGAACTTTCTAACTTTAATCCTAAAGGCCGTAAGAAAAATGCATCAGGCGGTCTTGCTAAAATGTTAGGTGAATAATGGACATTGAAAAACATGCACAGATGATGAGATGGCTCACTCGTCCAAGATCCCCGGTCCCTGGACCACGGAACATGAATCAAGGTGGACGGATCGGGTTTAGTGAAAAACCTGGTTCTGTTAAAACAAAACTTTCACAAAAAGGATTGGAATATAAAAGAGGTGGGTATGGCCCTAGTTTACAAACTCAAGCAAATATAGATTTAATTACCCCTGTTAGACAAAAATACATAAAATTAAAAGAAGCACAAATCAACAATCCCAAAGGTGGAACTTTAAAAAATTTTCCAAACTACGAAAGATTTTTAATTCAAGAAATAGACTCAGTTAAAGATACTGCTGATGCTAAAAAATTAATTAGTTCTACTCAATATTATGTAGATCCACCAGAAAAATTATCAATTTCTAGAAAAAGATTATTAGATAATTTAATTAATATAGAAAATAAAATTTTAGGAAGAGAAGGAAGAGCTGGACATGAACTTGCAATTCAAGCTGGGTATGTTTATAAAACAGGAAAACGTGTTAGTGGAAAAACAACAACAGCTCCTTCAGGCTCTTTTAAAAATTTAATAAATATAGAACAAAAAAAATTAAACAGAATTGATGATGTATTTAATAAAATTGACAAAGGTTTAATTTCAATTGATGATATTGCTAATAAAGGTGGTAGCTTAGTTAGTTATATTAATGAACCATTTGGTTTTAAAAGCACTGAAAGTTTCAGTAAACTACTTAGAGGTAAAAAATATAAAGATAGATTAGATGAAATTAATCTTCTCAATAAATCTAGTTTTATACAAAAATATAAAGGCCGAGGTGTTTTGGCAAATCAAGCACAGAATCTTTTTGAACAAGGTCGAACAGGTGGAAGACAATTTACTTCAATTACACAATCTGGACCGATTAAAAAAATATTTGATTTTGCAGATAGGCACATTGAGCGAGGTGGTGAATTAGTTAGAAAAATAGATGACAATACTTTTGTCTATAACAATAAAATTTTTAGTACTTCTCCTGGTGAAATAAATAAAAAAGCTTTACAAAAGTTAGGTTTACAAGATCAAAAAGTAATTGATTTAGTTTTAGAAGGACCAAAACAAAAAGAGTTTACAGAAATATTTAATGCGTTTGATAAATTAAAAGAATATGAAACTATGGAAAGAGCTCACCCTGTAACAGGTAAAAAAACA